CATATTGAGTTTTTAGATGATTAGATACTAACTCATAAAAACCATCTGGTTCAGCATGCAATTTATCTAAATTATAATTTTGGAAAATATAGTTTGCAGCATTTCTTGGTGATAAAAATTTTTCAATTCCATGCGCAGCTGCATAGTCTTCATTAATTTTTTCCATTATTGTTTGAAAATCTTTAGCGGCTAAATTTATTGAAGAAACTTCATCAGGTATGTCTTTTATAATAACATTTCTTACTCTGCGCCCAAATTCCTCAAAAGACATTGCTTTTTTTTCACTAAAAGCTTGAGTCATATTTTTAACTGCATTAACTGTTTGCAAAGAACTTGTTAAGCCATTTGCAGCATAATAGTGCTCTAAATAAGCGCCACTAAATTTTGTTGCGGTGGCTCTATAATATGACTGTATTGCCTCCGCACTATCAGGTCTCGCAAATCCTTGTAATTCTTCTGCTGTTCTAATGCCATGGTCAGCAATATTGTTTACAAAGTCCCTGAAAAACTGAAAGTCGCTACTTAATCCTCTAAAGACCGGGCTTGCCAACATTGAACCTTTTTTTAGAACTTTACCTAGACCAGGAATTTTATATAAGCCAGACTCAGCAACCATATTGAGAGCCTCAATTTTTGCCTCTTTAACTTTTTGAGCATTGCCAGCAATTTTCTCACCAGGAACAAAATCGTAACCAGTAATTTCTCCGTTTTCAAATATTGGATTTATAGTAGAGCCTTCATACTCCATATTCATTACTTTACGTGCATTCCAGATTTTCATGTTATCTAAACCATAACCTGTTGCTTTAGCAAATCCAGATAAAGCTCCTCCAAATATTGTATCTCTAAGTGTGTTAACAGCTAAATCAGGTAAATCAACTTGCATTTTGGATAATTGCAGGCCACCTTCGTAAGCAAGAGAATCTAGAGCAATATTAGGCAAAGCTTTTACTACGCTTGATAATGTATCTTGTGCAATTTTTCCTGTTCTTAATGTTGATAAACTTGGCAAAAACCACTTTGATATACCAACACCATAACTACCAACAGTTACCCCTAAAGCGCCTCCAATAAATCCACCTACTGCTGAACCATCTTCGAATCTTTGTTTGTTATATATTTCTTCTTGTATTCTCGCTTGGCGTGCCTTTAAATCATTCGGGCTTACTGCCTCACGAATATCAGGCCAGTATTCAGGAGGTATATTTTTATATAAATCTGGATCTTCAGTGTTAAAATTGTCAGGCACATCATCTTGCAAGTAATAAAGACTTAGTCCAGTTTGTTTTAAAGACTGGTAAGCATTTGGCCAAATGCCAAATTCTTTAAATCCTAAATATGCAGTTTCAAAAAGACCAGCTTTTGGCTCTTCATCCCCAACAGGCATTTCTGGTCTTAGGCCATATACAGATCCCATGTCAGCATTTGTAAGGTCGTATGGTAAATCCTTAGGGTTGCTTATTCGATTAGCCTCAAAGCTTTCTATGGCTGCTTTGTTAATACTTTCAGTTGCATTAGTTTTTATTGCCATAGTATTTCCTTATCGAAACATTTTTCCAGATTCTAATAGTCTCATTGTGCCAGTTTTTTGTAATAAAAATCTATTTATAGCTGATTGAAAATCTTCTCCTTCAAATACACTTACAGAACCATACCGTTCATTAATTTTATTTATGTTTGGTCTATAGTTAGGAGAAGTATAACTATTGCCAAAAGTTCCGTTCATTTGTTCTAAACCACCACTACTATTTCTTAAATTAACATCATATCCACCTAAAGTTGGCTCTCCGGGATTGGTTAATGATATAAATGGGCTTGGTCTAACCTCAATTGTATATGGTATTTTTTCGCCTGTTCTTTTTAAGACTTTATAAATTGTAATAGGTTCGCCAGATAAGTATTGTTTTTGTAGTTCTTGTGCATTAGCAGAATTATTAATTTTTGCTTCAGAAAATTTATTGTAATTAATTCTTTCTGGTAATTCATAGTAAAAATCAAGTGTACTACCTTTCATGTCATAAACTGCTTTCATATTGTCAACATGCATCTTAACTTGTTCATATACATCATCTTGAATTAAAGGTATTACTCGTTCATCTTTGTTCAAAGCTTTTTCAATAGGCATATAAACAAACTCTGAGCGACCATTAACTTTTGTTGTTCCATAGTTTTGATTTATACCTTTTTGTACAAATGATTTTGCTAACTCCGCATTTCCTTTAAAATACACCAGTGCATCTTTGTATGCATTTGCAACAGTTATGTTAAATGCTCCTTGATTTGGTATTGCAACACTTCTTGGTAAATTAACAAAAGTTTTTGCAAATGATTGTAATTGATTAGCAGAACTATGTTTATTGTTCCATTTTTGTGCTTCAGATTGGGCAAATTGCATTTCTTCTTTAGTTTGATAAATCATCCCTCTAGCCATTTCTACGGCTTGTTGATCTGATTCTGCAAAAGGCAACAATTCAGTAATTGCATGCTGTAGATGAGCCAACCGACTATCACTACTTCTTAATTCAGGAGAAAGTTTCTCTCCTTGATTTGTATCGTACAAACGCTGAATTGTTTGGGCTGCTTTGATTGCTATAGAAGGATTGGGATTGCCAAGCTGCGTGGCTAATTGATTTGTATATGCTGGACTTGAAACCGCCATGGTAGATTGCGCTCTAAATTGAGCTTCTTCTAAATTTATAGGTCGACCAAGATCTTGCGCTTTTTGCAACTCAGAGTTTGTTAACGCATCAAAAGCTTGGTTAACTTCTTTATTAGTTGCTCTTGACATGATAATTGGGTTTTGTGCATTTGCAGCAAGAAAATTAGTTTGTTCTATAGCTTTATTTGTTTTGTTTTGCTGATTTAAAAATTGTGAATAAAAATCATTAAAGCGAATAGGATCTAAATTTGTTTTCAAATTATCAATATCAGTTGGACTAAAAGTATTGTTTTCCATTTTCACTTTAGCTTCTGATATTAAAAGATTTTGTTCTCTTTGTGTAAACATTTCATAGTTTTGTACAGATCTCAAAGCGGAGTTTCTTGCATTAGACCAATCTGTATAACCTACTTTAATACCAGCAAATTCTTCAGGAACATCGGTTAATGAGTTTAAAAATGGCTCTAATTTTTTTCCTTTGCTTGCATCAATTGCTTGCCGACTTAACTCATTTGAAAGGTATAATTGTTTCAGTTCTTGTCTTTTGGCTTCTGCTGCACCTTTTGTTAATAAACCAGATTTTTCTTTTGCATTTATATAACCTATAGTTTGATCGAAGGTCTGTTTAGATTGGAGATTAGCATTTTCTCGACCACTTAAAGCAAGGTCAGTAATGTTTTTAGCTTGATTAGAAAGGTACAAGTCCGTATTTTCTTTTTCTTGTCTTTTTTGTTGACTTATAAGTTGATTATTTAAACTATAAACGTTTTGTTCTAATTTTGCCGTATATTGATTAGCTAATTTAGATTTAATTGTAAAAGGCGCTTGTTCAATAATTTGTTGCAAACCTTGTTGCATATTTTTTGAATAACTTTGAATTGAGCCATTGGACAATTGATAGTTATTGCTCAAATCTAAATGACCTTTTTGCAGCAATTGTTGAGCTTGCAAACCTAAGGTTTGTTCTGCCTGGGCACTATAACCTTCTACAAAAGCTTTATCAGCCTCTGTAATAGGAGGCAATAAATTACCACTAGGTTCCTTTCCTGCTTCTATTCCCCTGAGTTGTTGATATGTTTGAGATGCATTTTGAGCCATTTTTACGCCGATATCTCCTAATAAATTAGAAGAACTAGCAAGTTGAGTCATTGCGTTTACATAATTCTGTGGCTGCGTTGTAATAGAAAGCCGTTGTGTTGGTTCAAGTGTTTGGATTTCAGTAGCCATAATTTACCTCTTCTAAACCGTAGGAAGCTTTTCCTTTTTTCCCTAAACCAGCGGTTAAACTAGATATTGGAATTAAGTTAATAAACCGTTGCTGCATAGCTTGACCAAGTTGAGTTTGGCTAGATAAAGCATGTAAACCAGACAACACATTTCCAGCTCTAAGGTCTGCTTCTTTAGCAAGTTGATTCATTCTACGCACTCTTTCGTCTTCGCTAAATGCTGCCATGGATGTTTGTCTTAGGGTAGAGGCTGTACCTCCTGCGCTACTTGTTCCTCTTGCTGCTTGAACTGCAATTTGAGTGCCAATATTTTGTCTTAACTGTTTCATGGCAAACAATGATTCTTGCTCTGTTTGTGCTCTAAGAGATTCAAGATTAGCTTCATATTGTGCTTGCTCAATCTCACGACCAGCTTGTATTAAACCCTGTTGTCGGCGTGTTTGCGTATAATCGACAATCATGCCGGCTGCTTGCATTCCTAATAATATTCCAGCGAAAGGTAACATAATTATTCCTCGATTTTGTAATACACGCCAATTAATCTTATATCAAAAGGGTCACTGTGTGTGATTGTAATTGGATCTCTTAAAAACTCATTCCAGCCTTTCATGAGGCTTTTACTAAATATGCCTGTCTGTGGCACTGGTGGCCCTAATGGATTATATTGATTAAGAGTTTGTAATGTAATTGGCTGACCATCAATCTCACCACCAATAGTATTGTTAAACATGAATGTAGCGTTACGGATATGTTGTGGGTAAACTAAACTAGTGCCTTTTGGCCCTGTGGCTCCGGGTGGCGCATTAGGTAAGGTTTGAATAACCATGTTGATAGGTAGCCCAATGAATGCCTCTGTAACATCTGTAGGTTGGCCATGTGCAATAAATTCGACTGTTGAATTTGTTACACTGTCTTGAAATCCATAACCATCGCCTTGCATAACAACATCTTTGCCGTTAAATCTTGGCAGACCTGCAATGCTATTTACTGGAGGTCCTGAGTAAACATGACTGCAATCAGTAAATACATTAAAGCTTAACTCTTCAATAAAATATTTGGTGCTATAAGTAAAAGGTGCAACAAGTTCATTAGCAACTTTTCTTTCTACAACAAACCATGCACGACCATCTGGACTACTTGCGCCCCATCTAAAATAGGCTCTAAGCTCTGGTTTATTATCGTTGATTTCACCTGTGATGCATGATGTAAAACCTGTCACATTTTCATTCATTAATGTTTGGTAAACAACAAGGCTGCCATCGTCATTGATAATAAATATGTACCTACTACCTGCACGATTTAAATTCTGAAATGAGACTTCATCGTGAGGTGCGCTGATAAGGTGTTCGGAGGTAACACTCACAATATTTGACATGTAAGAGTTATTGCCACCATCCCAAAGCATTGTGTGAACATCATTACCACTGATAATAATAATCTGATTATCTATGCCTTGTGGTTGAATTGCCGTTGCAGGAGTTGAATCTTGCAGTTGCAATGAAAATGTTTTAGGTGTTAAAGCAGTTTCGTAGATTAATGGTGAGGAAAAAATTGCTGAATTTGTATGAACCGTTAAGCTTCGATATGGCACAATAAATTTAATAACATTTACAGTGTCGCTTGACGGAAAATAACTGATTGCATCGTCATCAGCTGGGTCTAATAATAATTCATCAAAGTTATTAAAATCATTAATTGCTGATAACCATAAACCATTTGGTAATGCATCGGTATTTGCAAATATAGCACGGCTTTGAAAACTAGAGCATTTGCTTGGAAAACCTCTTTTAGTGGACCAAGCTGGTTCTCTAACTTCAACTAATCGGCCTAATTGTGCTGTTAGTGTGCTTAAAGTACTGGTTACTGTGCCTGTCATTTGTGTTGCTGATACATAAGCTGTGAATGAGACACAACCATTTGATAGAAATATACTTCCACCGACATGCTCTGGTGTAAACACATTTCCTGAGCTTGTAATGGTACATGCTGTACCAACAGTCACTGAGGTTGGTGTAAAAGTAAAAGTATCGTAATTTACATCACCAAAATCATATTGAGGCAAATTAGTGAATACAATTGGTGTTAGAGTCCAGTTGTTTGCTATTAGTACGTTTGTAGTACCTGCGCCAACGGTATTTAATGTAAAAGCATTTGTGTTGTTTGCTGCATCACGGGCAGTTGCGTAAACTTTAATCAAGGTTCCTGTCGCATCAGTACGAATGAAGTACGTTACACCTATAAGTATTTGTGGTGTTGTACTAGGCATACTTGCCGGTACTGCATTTGTAAATCGTGCTGCTGATATCAAATTTGCTGCAACTGGATTAGTTAATGTAAATTGATTTGAAACAATACCAGCACCAGTATTGATTGGATTTGCTGCTAAACTGGAACGACTTAAGATATGTGGTTGGATAATATCAGCTGTTATTTCAAATTTATCTTCAAGTATTGTCCAGTCCATTGTTCGAATAACATGGCTTGTTAGTATGGCATTTGCAACAGTAGCGACTAATTCGTTTTCTAAATAAATTTCAACTTGTCCGGGAACAAAAGCTAAAACATATGTACATTCATTTTTATAAGGAAAAGTTTCAAAGAAAATATCACGCCAATCTGTTACACCAGTAATTTCGGCCGTGTATATAGTACCGAATCTTTTACCAATACCACCTTGAGGGTATGTAATAGTATTCTGTGCCTTTTTTAAAGATTTATAATAAGCGTCAAGAGTAGTTCTACCGTAAAGCATAGGTGACAACTCACCTCTACTAAACTCATCTTGTGACCATATAATTTGTGGCATATGCTCCCCTTAAGAAATACTATTAGGATAAACACCACCAATAGCACGATTGCCAAGAACAGGGAAATCAACCTGAGTAAACTGAGGTCTATTTTGACAATCAATTGCACATGCCATGGCTTGCATCTGATTTCGTTTACCTTCGATAACACTGTAGTATTCGGTTTTTTGAGCATTACTTAAACACAAGTATGCTGCTATTTCATAAACAAAGTAATTTACAAACCAAGGTGGGAGAGCTGAAACATCAGGCTGATAAATAAACTGCATATACCACGGCCCTTGGTTAAATGTGTAAATCTTGTTTCCATTAAAAATATCCCAGTCATATGTGTTTGGCCACACACTTAATGTTTTTAACCAACCACTGGGGAGTTGATATACATATAAATAAGGTGGTGGAGGTGTTTCAACAAGCAAAGATAGTTGTTCAAACTTGCTTGCAAATCTCCAGTTGTTTGCTGATAGAACACTTGGCAAAAGCATGTCAAAAGCTTGCTCTGCTGCTACAACTAATTCATCTTGGTCTATCAATGACACGATAGGTGCATGGCCCAACTGGGCCAAAGCATTTGAAATGATTTGTACTTTTGTTAAGGCCATGCAATTCCCCTATTAGCTAGCTGCTCTTAAAACTTGATAATACAACACCAAGTCAGCACCTGGGTCACCAGAAAAAATAACTGTAATGGTGTTTAAAGTTGCTGCTGCTGATAATACAGTACGGTTATTCGTACCATCATTTTTAACTTGCACAAATACTAAGTCAGTAGCTGCAACTCCGGTTACTGTAAACGCTTCTGTAGCACTACCACCAACAGTTGTTACTTGTGCAGCATATTTAACAATGTGACTTGGAGTAATTCCAGATGCTAATTTTGCTAATGTTACGTTAGCATTTAGAATTTTTGCAGTTTCAACAGCATCATTTGCAAGTTTAATTGCAGTTACTGCACCATTCTGTAAATTAGCTGTACCAACTGAACCAACTGGTCCAAATGTAACAACAGTAACAGTACCAGCGGTTTGGTTAACAGCATCTACATAATACATGCCGTTAGCATCACTTGCTTCAATGATAATAATATCACCTACCGCTAAATCATATACTGCTGATGCAAAATAGTTAGCAGCTGTAACAGTTGCAATATCATCAGTAGCAGAAGCATAACTGAAAATTGCTGGTCCATTTGTAAAAGCTGGGCCGTCTACTGTTACACGTCCACTGTTGAACGCTAAAGTATGTCTAGTAAATCTTTGGTCATTAAAAGCCATTTTTATTCCCCTTTATTATGCAGTTTCATCGCATTCGATTCCCAATACGCCCCGGGAATCGATCACTGTGGCTCCAGCACTGAATACACCGTTTACTAAGTAAGAGGTGTTCTGTGGAATGTAGTTCACTTCGGTGCGGAAATTCATACCGATACCCATACCAGTTGACATTTTGTGCCATGCTAAAGCGGTACGAATGTTTCCGGTTTTTGGTAAGCCACCCTCTGTCATTTGTGGAACTACGATAACGTTGAAACCTAAGTATTCACGAATGCGTGCACGGTCAATTACATCATTTCTGGTGTAGAAAGTAGAAACGAATTGGTCATCTTGCATTAAAGACTTGAAGTTATTTGCAGACATAGCTACATAACGCTCTGCAAGTGGCACTGCGTTGTTATCAAAGAACTCTAAACATTGGGTAAATTTCAAGTAGTTGAAGTTTGTACCGCCATCTGCAATAGTGTCACCGGGATTAGCAACTAATGCATCAATGGTGATTTGGTCAGAACGACGACCCATAGCTTGAGCGACTAACATGGCGTTTTCCATTTTAGCGTCAAAGTTTACTGTTAGTTCTTGTACTTCGTCTACTGCGGTAGGTGTGGTGTATTTTTGTAAAGTACATACTGCTTTGTTGTAACCGGGATCTTGAATGGTTACTGCTGCTAAGTAAGCAGTTGGTACAGAAATTACTTGATCTACTTTACGAAACTCTACGCTTGCACCGATAACATCGTATTTTGTACGAATGGTATCACGCATTAAAAAACCTGTAGAGCGATAGATTGCTTTTACCAACGCATCGAACTCGATTTGTTGGACATTAGTTAAACTTATGGACATTTTAATCCCCTTAAATAGTTAATGATGTTTTATTAAGTATTATTGGGCTTGTAAAATGTTGGTTGTCCGTGAAGGGCCGATTATGTACAAGTTATCCAATTCCCAGAAAAACTGGATACTTGTACACATTATAAACCGCTATTTACTTAGTTTGCAATCTTTCGATTTTTGCAGTTATTTCTCTTCGATATCTTGGATCTGATTTATATTTTTCAATATTCTGAATCATCTCAAGTTGCAAATCTTCAAGACTATGTACGCCATCAGATTGTGATTGCTCATTGCCCGGTATCATTGTGTTTTGTCCTAACATTTTTGACCTCAATTCTTCTAATGCTAACACTGCGTCAGCGGTTCTTAAATTTGATGTTAAAGCATAAAATGAGTCTTCAGATAAATTAGATTTAGCCCAGTTGTTTAAGATTTCTAATCTTTCATCTGCTTTATCACCTAAAGCCTGTTTTTCAGCATTATAGTCGATATTAAACTCATCCATGTACTTACCAACTGCGGATAACATTTTATCCATCACGTCTTGTGGTACACGTTTTGATTTAGCATATTGAGCCAATTCTTGAAATGGTTCATAGTCTGGGTCAATCCAGCCTTGTCCTGCTTCCCATGAATATTCATTAGGTGCATCACCAAATCTTTTTTGTAATTCTTGATAGGACTTTGCAACATCCGAGGCTTTTTTAAATTGGCTTGGCAACCAGTCAGGTCTATCACCTACACCGGGGGTATTATCATCAAGCCACCAAGAAGGTTCTTGTTTTTGTATACCAGCGTCTTGCATAGCCATATCTTCTACTGTTGACGTTATAGTATCAAAACTCATGCTTCACCTGCTGCTCTGCGTGCTTCTTCATCTTTTCGTATTTGATAGCTTTGTACACTACCAATGATTTGTCGAAAAGCTTCCCTAAAGCCTTCATAATAAATACATGCTTTATCATAGTTATCATTAATTTGGCTTGGTGTTCCGGGTATGATAAAACGCTCTTTGAATATCTCTAAAAGCTTTCTACCACCATCAGAATTAAACACATCCCAACATAACTCGTCGAGCTGTACTACATCTGTGTTACGCTCAGGTTGTGCTGTTTGATACTGTTCATAAAAGTTCTCAGGATTTATATATTGATTTTCACTCATTCTTATACCTCTGGTAATTGTGCTGCTGGTGCTGCACCTTGCTGTTGCATTAACATGTCTTGCTGCTCATTCAACTTGTCTTGTTGTGCTTGAAACACTCTTGCAACTTCTTCCGGAGCATTCAACAACCGACTATCAATTTGCATCAAGTCTGCTAATAGATACGGATATTCCATTGGGTTAATAAATGCTTGTGCTGCTTCAGGGCCACTGATACCTTGCAATAATTGAAAGTACTGTGTGAATCTGGCTATTTGCTCTTGTCCCTTAGCTAAAGCAAGTGGTGACCTGTAAACGAAAGAGATCAACTTTCTGTCTAGATTTGGATATGGAAGCAAACCCATTTTGTCCAGAATGTATGAGCATCTTTCGATTACTGGCCATAGAAACTCTTGTTGTAACCTACTAAATAAAGGCCCAATACGTTCAGCCAAGGTTTGATTTTGTATCATTAATTGCGTAGCACTAACTGGTTGCTTAGAGTCAGTTGGAATGATTGAATCTGCAAACATTAGGCTACGAATTTGCATACGCAAATCTTGGATACTCAATTGGCTAAACTGAGGATTTGAAGTATCAGGCAATGGAATTAAAGGTGGTTGACCACCTGCGCCTAATGGTGCAATTGGAATGATTGTCATAGGCTGTAATTTAAATGTGTGTGGGTTAAATGTTGCGTCAGTAAATGCCATGTATGGTTTGAATGTATTAAGGTTTGCTGCTGCAAGTTCAATGCGTGCAAGTTCATTTAAACTGATAATAGAAGGCAATGCATCCATAATTGGACCACGCCCATATGTATCGTTGTTTGTTTTTTGGAAACGCCACACAATACCGGGATTTACTTCAAACTCATCTACATACAAAATCTCACTGTCAGTACAAACCACATACTGATAACTCTTTTTTTGTTGTGGATTATACATAACACCTTCGTACACCATCTTGATTGTGTAGTCAGGATTGTTTCTCATCATCTGTAATATGCTTGGTGGTATTACTGCATTGCGCCAGCGTGTTGTTATCTCACTTGCTTTAACATCTTCCCAGTTACGATACCATGACTCTATTCTACCAGTCATTGCTTCTTCAATAGCAAGCTTATCCATAGGTATAGATGTAAATAACAACGGTTGTTCGTCAGTGTATTGATTCACTACCAAACAAGATGTGCCTACCGCCAAATCAAAATAACATTCATTAATTACTACATCGAAATTAGAATCATGGATGTATTCAAATAGTTTGCGCATGTAATCATTTAACATACGTTGAGCGTCATCACGACTTATTCCTGCATCGTCCTCATCAAACTCAGGGTCAACACTCAAGAATCCCCATTGCGTTTGTGGTGGGGTCATAGCGGTATGTAGTTTCGATACAAACGTTTTTGTCGCTTCGATAGCCGTTGTATCATAAACCCTTGTACCTTTCGACTCACCTTGTTGCTCTTTTGGTCTCCAGAATCTATTTCGATTTGGTATTGCATAGAAATAGCAAGCTTCGTGCAGACTCGCCCAAAGATAGCTAATTTGTTGCGCTCTATCGTAACGCTTCTTAAATTGATCTAAAAGTCTGTCTGCCATGTTTTTAGCCTAATGTTTGTTGATAGCCAGAGTCACTCATTGGTTGTAAGAATCCACTAGAGCGATATTTACGTCTCATTGACCGAATCGTTTTTTCTTGGATACGTTGTTGTTCCATTTGCTTCTCAGCACCGATTCTTTTTTGTTCTTCAATTGCAGATTGCTTTTGCTGATAATAAGTATTTACTGCATCAGCTCTTGCTCTTTTTTCTGCTTCACTTGTATGTGGTACTAATCCACCTACAACGTCTTCTATTTTTTTTAAACCTTTTGATAGCCAGCTCATTTTATACCCTCATATCCAAATGTGAACATAAATTACTTTTTCTACAAACTCATCGGGATGAATTTCCCTTTCAACGTATACTATTCTATACGGTATTTTAATCTGTTGCTTTAGTTTCTTTAATTGCTGCGATATTGTTGCCATTATGCATATTCATCTTAATCAAATCGTCTTTCATTTTATCGACTTGTTCTTGTAATTTAAATGATTCATACGCACGAATACCAATGTTTATAGATTCCATTAGTTGTTTAATTTCGCTTGCACAAAACTCACCGCCTGTGGCTTGTTCTATAAGTTGTTGATACTGTGTGTGTGGGTCAGCACTACTATCTACATTTAAACGTATTCTAGCACTTCTGCCGTAGTTATAACGTTGTGCGCCAATACCTTCCCAGTACTTAAAGTTAAAGTCTGGGTTGTCAGCGTTTTCCTCGCCTTCACGTTCCCACATTACCTGAGCATACAAACTTGCAAGTCTTGAGCATTCGTCAAAGATGGGATAAGTATTTCGCCATTTATAAAATCGTTTTTCTGAAATGCAAGCTTCTAAACAGAACTCAGCAACAGTACCACCATTACCGATAATATTTAATACCATTAAACAATGGATTTGTTCATCGTATATTTGATTATGCGTTTTTACTTTATTGTATATTTTCTTAGGGTCTAGTTTCATCAATAGATTCTCCTCTATAATTATTCTGTACTATTTTTGGAGAAATTACAAAATGATTGATAATAAGCAATTGCGAGAACAAATTATAAAACCTGCTTTAGATAGTTTACAAATGTATAGTGATAACGCTATGGAGTTACTTGTATTTACTTGCGCATGTGAATCGTTAGGTGGCACATACGTTAAACAAGTCAAAGGGCCTGCACTCGGTATCTATCAAATGGAACCTGCAACTTATACAGACATTTGGGAAAACTATATTAAACATAGTTCGTCTTTAGTTCAGTTGTTAGCACTAAACTTTGCTTCCCCTTCAATTCCAAACCCAGAACGCATGGTATATGACCTGAGGTTTGCAACGGCCATGGCACGACTACACTATCGTAGACGCAGTGAACCTTTGCCCCAACATACTGATATTGAAGCGATTTGGGAATACTATAAAAAGTATTACAACACCCATTTAGGCAAAGCAGAAAAAGAGGAATCAATTAAACATTACCGGAAGTTTGTAAAGTAGTTTGATTCGCCATAACATCGCTTAGCTCAATAATATGTAAGCAGTGATTGCACATTAATGTGGTCACTTGCTTCATATGTGGGCTGCATACCCACGAAACTGGTATATAGTTATGATTATCGCTTATACCGCACACCTTAGCCTTCTCTATCCACATAGGGTTACACAAGATATCTCTCCATAAATTACCGTCGCCTATATGATATCCCACAAGGGATGATACAGTATAGAGTAGAGGGGATGGGATGAGGACTTTCCTGATTAACCGCCCCTTGAACTGTAAATTATTTTGACAGGTAAAAAGGGAACTGGCCGTCCACCACCAACAATTCTGGGGCACCGGACTCCACTCCCCCAGCAAAAACCCGAAACCCTCCCCCCGACCGTAGTCTCCGATTGATTTTTTGGTTTTCGCATATAATGAGCGCGTGCCTGCGTACGTGTGCATGATGCGTGTGTGCGTGCTCTATACCGAATAACTGTTACATTTAATATTATTTTTAAATAAACACTTGACAATGATATTTTGTTGTGTATAATGCGAATCATACAAACAACGTTAACAGGAGAAGAGAAATGAATCAAGTATATGTAGAGATAAGCGAACAAGTGTGGCCAGCTTTTTATAGCGACAATCAACAGCAAGCTTTATTAAATGTTCTTAGCAAAATCCAAAATCAACCATTTTATCGCAATCAAGATATCATGACGTTTGCAGGTTTTTGTAATGACGGCAAAGAATTATTATTTTATGTTCAAAGCAAATTAAAAGGTCTGAAATAGAGGCGAAAGCCTCTTTAACGGGAGAAGAGAATGAAATATGTAATAACTTATTTTTTACAAGACATGACTATAGCAATGTTTCCTACCTATTTTTATTCGAAAGAAGAAGCTCAGACTTATATCGATACTTGTTATAAGTTCGGGCAGCATCTTGACAAAGAATTACGTGTAATTGAATACGTAGATTAACGGGAGAAGAGAAATGTTAGATAATGCAACTCTTTCCATTTTGGAAACACATCATCGACATATACTCAAATCGTGTCGATAAATTAAAGTATTTTCGACAATTAACAAAAACATGTATGCCCAACTAACAAAAATCAATGGATTCCAGTAGAATTTAAAAATGGAAAGCATAAATATAAGTAAAAACAGGAATAATATGGTTATTAGTATGTTTGATGTGAAAAAAGAGTCTGGCACTAAAGATAGTTCGAGTACTGCACAAACTGGATGGCCTAATAATTGTGACTACCCTACGTGGTGGGGATATTTACCGTATCGTGATGACACAGTTGAAAAGTTAGATAGAGAATATTTTGCAGCTAAACCAAAATAGATTCAGCCACATTATATCCCCTTAAAAAAATCAGCCCGACACACTGAAACATAGCTTTCTTCACGGCCTATTTGAACTTGAGCACCCTCATTTATACGCTTGCCATCAGCGTCAATCCTAATGTTCATGGTTGCTTTTTTGCTACAAGAACAAATAGTTTTAATTTCGTTAATCTCATCTGCTAAGGACAAAAGATATTTGGAACCTTCAAAAGGTTCGCCCATAAAGTCAGTGCGCAACCCATAACACAACACTGGAATATCAAATGTATCAACGACACCAGCCAAGAAAATGACTTGTTTTTTGCTAAGAAATTGCGATTCATCAACAAAAACGCATGACACGCCATCAAATAGACCAGCGTCCAAAACATCCCCATCAAATACGATTGCATCTCTTGTTAACCCTATTCTTGATTCTACTTTTGTTCTTCCGACAACAGCAGGAATAAGAGTAAGTACTTTCATCCCACGCTCTTCATAATTATGAGCCGATTGCATAAGACTTGTTGATTTCCCTGCGTTCATCGCTGCGTAATAGTAAAACAATTTAGCCATTAGTGTACCTCTGGGGTGTTTTCATAGTCTTGGTATAGCTTTGTGTACTCATTTTGCATGCGCTTAATAAAATGATTAAAGTTATCAGTGATAATATCCTCTGGGCTTGCGTTAAACAGTACATAAAAAAAGAGGATGCTACAAACATCCTCAACTAAACAAAACCCTTTGTAGCCCACGTCTTCATCATTTATCAAGCCTTCTTCTTCTAGATAGTTGTGTATTAAATCAAGCGCATTATCTACAATTTGATAGATGATTTCAGCGTGTGCAACATTATCATATTCAAAGTTTAGTTTTTTCAATATTAGTCCCCAACAATTTTTCCAAGTCTTCCTTGGCCTGTTCGTTACTTGCCTTTTCAGGCTTCTTGAATGCATCGAAAAAGTCTTCACGCTTGCTCATGCCATCTTTAATTGATTTAAATATGCCACGTAACGTAACGATTTCTTGTGGAACTGTAGCATCAAGATTATGCCCGAGTCTAGCTTCAAGATGTTCTACCTTGACACCGATTTCATCAAACGCAACAACTAAACGTTTAATTTGCTCAGACATTGGGATCTCACTAGTCTCAAGAGTCTTTCTGCATTGCGCAACTGCTGCCTCAATGACATCACCAGGAATGATTGCGAGAATACAAGCTCTCAAGCGTCTTGCGCCCTGGTTAGCAACCAGCTCGTAGATGTCCCTTGAGTCTGTAAGCTTTTGCTTTCCCTTCTTTGTGTCACGTGTGTGGGGCACATGGAAAACCTTAGTCACTCTAGTGTTAGTCTGCAAGTCAATTGCGTAAGCCTCAGCAATACTAACACCATTCGCCTGACTAACTTCACGTACGCCACAATCCAAGTTACCCCATGACTGCGCCATACTCTCTGCTAGTCGAATACTTGCACCCTCAACTAATTGGCCACCACGGGGGTAAGCATACATCGCTTGTTCTGCAAGATACGGACGTTTGCATGACTCTAAAATCTGCATATAAGCTTCATGCTGGTTTCGTGGAAACTTTTTAGCTATGACGTATTGTGCTTGTACTTCTGCGACCGCTCTTGCTTCACCTGTTGCCTGCAACGGGTTTTCAGTCGTTTGTTTAGTTCCAGCAAATCCGAGTTGGAACTCGCCATTTGTGTACTCTGGACTGTATGTTTTAATTTCGTTCATTTTCTACCTCGACTTCATCTGTAAGAATTCCTTTCGTATCGATAGCGCATTGCACAAATCCAGCAGTAAACGCCATTTTGAGAAATTGTAAAAATTCAGGACGATTAATTTCTTTAATATTGTTTTCCTTTATCATTTCTTTAATTGATGCGTGTAAATCATAAAAACTTTGTAAATGTCCTGTAAGTTCATAGACACTGCGGGAGAGTTTTTCTATATCATTTTTAATTTCGTTCATAATCTCTCATCCTCATATCAAAGTCGTTTAACATGGATTGCATTTCTTCGATTTGGTCACGAATAAATATAATCGCATCCTCTGATATATATTTTGTTTGTTTGTGTTCAATTGCCATCATCGTCATCAAGCCTTGCATATAAGTTAAATCACGCTTGAATTGTTCAACAGTATTAACAAAAAGCTGTCTTTGCGACTCGATTAATTTACTTTGTCTATCTATGATATTCATTGGTTTAAGTCCCATTCCGCCCACGCCGGTGGTGTTAAAGTTTTCACTTTCGACTTTAAAAAACTGTCGTCCTCGAATTCATGTTTAAGTTTTTGTGATAAGCTTGCAAAAAGTCTTAAACCATAATCTATTGCTTGTTCATCAAGCGCATAAAGCACGACTTCATGACTTGTTTTATCGCAACAAATGAACACAAACTTTTCAAATTCTTGGCCTGCTTTTTCTAATGCAATCTTTGCCATCGCTGCCTGTAAGAAATAGCCATAGTCTACACAAGATTTTTGAAAAGCTTTGTATGTCACGTCTTTACATGTCTTCACGTCTGCAACAATACCCCCTTTGATAATGTCTGGACGTGATTTAAATATAAAACCAGTGTCTGAGTCATTCCAGAATATCGATTTCTCACACTCTGCGTCTTCAAGAATTGAGCGCGCTATCTTGTCGCTTATAATCGCTTTTGCCATGTCTGCCGATTTAGCATAAATATTTGCATCAACTGCGGTTATGTTTTGCTCTGTTGTATAACTGTTAAACTTTTCAAACTCTTCTTTGCCCTTATTGCTACGTTTATTGAATTTAGGCGCTGGGATGTATTCACCCATTTTGTGGGGTTCTAGCAAAATTGTATGCACTAATTGACCAAGCATAAAATCATCTGATTGCTTAAACTCACGATTCTTTAAAACATACTCATTATAAAACCTTACTGGTGAGTCTCTATAAGTGATTAAAGCACTTTTAGAGTAGCCATCACTTGAGTGATACTCTTCATTACTAATATCCAATAATACATTTGTTTCCATTTTTGTTCTCCTTTTCTTGATTTTCGATCATAATAATATTATATTTAACTATATGTGTAAATGCACATTTTTAAATTTTATTATAACTGAGGGTAAAATTATGACAGTTGAAGATGTTTATAATCATTTTGATAAAAGATGGACAGAAGTGTCCAGAGGTACGTGTATGAGTCTTTCATCGTGGCGTATTTATCGCATGTGTGGCTACGTTCCGATGCGACAACAACGCATGATTGAAGCTATCACGCAGGGAGTTTTAAAAGCAGATTTAGCACACGCAAAAAGGGCATCGTAATGACTACACAAAAGGATTTGTCGACTGAAGAAAAGCTGAAGAATGTATTCCGAGCTACTCTATTAGACCAAGGAGTAGCTGGGTATGACATTGACAAAATTGCAGATGCATTGGTATCTAATCTTTTAATCATGTTGAGTTTAAATTATGCAGACAAATGAGATAATGAAATTGATGGGGATTGTATTTTTATTGTGCTTGAGCTTTTTTTTAATGTCATCGAGCGTCTATATATTAAACAAGACATTTAGTCATGATATAAAGCACGTCAACGTACACTTAGATAGTGATTACATTGCTGATCAAGTGTCGGAAGCACTACTGGACACTAATGTGGCTAGTGATTTAGAAGAGATTAAACAAGCGAGCAACTAAATGGAAATAATAACTCTGCAAGAAATTGAGGCTTTAGAGCGAGAAATTAATACTATTTTAAAACCTTTGATACTTGAGCAAATCAAGGGTTTTATAACTGTTTACTGTGATAGAGACAGCAAACTTTATCCAAAATCATTGCAAATGATAGCGATTGCAGTATCTGAAATCGGGAGGGATTTACACGAAAGAGATTTAATATAAGATTAAAGGCCAACCGCAAATTGGCCTTTATGAGCAATTAACAAACTTTAAAAGTAGGATGATTACTAATCACTTTACTAATAGGACGTACGCTAATCACTTTACTAACAGGACGGGTAAATTATATCATGAATGATAAAAATAACAACAAAAATAATTCAGCATTAAATCAAACAGATGTAACTAAATCAAAGAAAAAGGAAACTTTTATCGTGTTGTACGAGCGATATTTACTTGATGGCAATTTAGACTTGTTAGATAAATTGTTCTATGCGTTTTTTGTATCCTTACATTGCGCTGGCCGTGTTATCGATATTACAAATTCACAATTAAGAGAAAAAATTAAAGTTAGTCCAGACGAATTTATTTCGATAGACAAGGTTAAAAGAAGTTTAAAAAAACTTGAAGACTTGGACTATATCAAAAGATACACAAATAAAACCAACAGCGACAGAATAATTGTCCCAGTAATAAAGCATGATTTTGACGAGATTGACGAATCAAAAGCTGATGTTTTCTATGATAGATACGGCAATGAATATCACCCTGTCGATAAAAATGCACCTAGGGGCAACGGTGCACCAAGGGGCAAATTTGCACCACCCCCAGTGCACGGGTGCACCACATATAATATAAAAGATAATATAAAAGAAAATAATAACTTCGTTATTACAAAAAACGAGTTTGCAGATGTTATTCAGAAAGCTCAAGAGTGTTTAGAAAAAACAAAGGAGAATCTTCCAAGCACATCAAGCGAGATTGTTCCGTATGAATACCAAGATACAAATTTACCTGCCTTAAAAAAATCAACAACACTTACACAGTTAGAAGAAATTAATTCTCTTAATTTACCCAGTGAGTTTTTAGAGCAGTTGATTTTGATACGCAAAGCCAACAAAGCATCGGTAAACAAAAAAGCCATGCAAGCGGTTTATCAAGAATTAGTGAAATTAAAAAATGCTGGACTTGATTTAAACGAATGTTTAAACATGTATGCCAATTGTGGGTGGAAAGGTTTTGTTGCTGATTGGTTTATAAATTCGATGGCTAAAAAGCCAAGCACTCATTTAGATCATAATTCGATTCAATGGGGTAAGGATATGGAATCAGATCCATTTTTTCAAAATTTATTGGATTAAATAACATGAATGATAAATTTAATGAACAGTCTTACAATGTCATTAACTCTTTATTTGCTAAACTGGCTGGTATATTTCCAGCATTTTCTAAAGCATGGCCGACGGCAGTAGAGTTTGAATCAGCAAAAAAGAACTGGTTGCTTGCTTTAGTTGAAAATGACATAAACACTTTGGCTAAATTGCAGATTGGTTTAAAAAAAGCTAGAGCGCTAGGTAGGCCTTGGATACCCAGCATCGGAGAATTTATTGAATGGTGTAAGCCAAGACTTGAAGACTACGGCATGCCCGAATTGTTTGAGGCTTACAAAGAGGCTTGTCGCAATGCACACGATGTTAAATACAATTATCCATGCAATTGGTCACATCAAGCGGTTTATCATGCTGCAATCGAAACTGGGATATACGAATTAGAGAAAAAGTTTGATGCGTTTAAAGTTTACTATCAAAGAGCCTGTCAAACCGTTTTTGATGGGGGTACATTGAGAGATTTACCAAAACTTATATCTCACAACCAAGAAAAAGAAAAGTCGCCCGTAGTGGCTATAAATGCGTTAAACGATATGTTAAAACAACTTGGTAAAAAATAATATTTTGTTATACTTTGTGTGCAGCAAAATAGGGGAGCAAGTTCCACGCTTTCTTGTTCCCCACCTTCTTAAAACGGTATGCCGTCGTAAATCTCATTTGTAACTGTTTTCCGTGGTGCAACGTTACCTAATCTCTCCTCTGGTTTTTGCAGTATGCTGAAATCGTTAAGCATAATCTTTGTAGAGAGTTTTTGACCTCCTGTGCTGTCTTGGTATTCTTGATAGTCTAAAGAGCCGTCTAGGTATATCTTTGAGCCTTTGGTAACTATCTTTGATGCGTTCTCTGCAGTCTTTCCGAAAGCCACAACGTTGTGCCACAAAGTGGCTTCAAATGGTTCGCCGTTCGGGTCTTTTCTTTTTACCATCGTTGCGACTGGAAAAGTCACAATTGGCAATCCTGATTTTGCTTGTTTAAGTTCAGGCGTTTGACCTACAATGCCCAGAATGTGTACTTTAGCAAGTGTTTTCATTTCTCTCCTTTTTTGTTTTTTTTATTGACTTTTGAGTTATCTACACAAAAATCCACAGATTCTGTGGATAAGTTAATCATAGGTTTGGTGGTTAATAATGTTTCTAAGCTAACACTTAACGCCTCAGCAAGTTTTAGTAAAGTTGTTAATTTTGGGTTTGTTTGTTCGTGAAAACACATGTGCCAAGCGCAAGATTTACTTATATTCAAAGACTTGGCTACCTCTCCAAAGCTTTTATTATTAACAACCATGTAATGCTTAACATGGCTAACAATGTTTAAGCGTATAGTTTCTATATCTGTTTCCATTTTATTACCTCAAGCCGTGAATTCACGATAAGATTTTTTCATAATAAAAACCATGTCGCCGTTAGGCAAAGTTCCACCTACAAATTCACCTTTCCATTCTAATTTTTGAGCAAGCATTTTAGCGGCCAACATCATGTTTTCGGGATAATCCAGCGAGTAATCTTGATCAATAGTTAATGAAATACCATCGCCAATAAATGCTTTGTAGCGAGAGCCTTTAGTGTTTGTTGGTGCTAAGTATTTTACTTGTATTGCTTTCATTTCTTTTCTCCTGTTAATTAAACGGAGGCCGAGGCCTCCTAGTGGATAATGTTGGAGTGGGAACCAACAGTACTATTATATATGATTGTAAATATAAGTCAACAGTCTAAAATATTTTAATTTATCGACATATATTTAAAACGTGTCGATGCTGTCAATAGTTTAAAATAATTTATCTGCTGTTGCTTCAATAACATCCCAATTTATGCCAATGGTTGACTCGATAAACCATATCGAGAATGCTCTCGGTATGGTTGGATCGCACTATTAAGTATTAGAATTAGCTTTATTTGATTCATTCATTTTTTTTTGAATTCTTATGTCTGCTTGCAAAA